ATGGGCATAACATCATCTGATGCTGATGAATTCATCAGTGCTCATAGTGAACTGATACAGGACTGGTTGGATTCAGTTCGGGTATCCGAATTTGATCCAGACAGTTCTCAGAGTGGTGATGACATCGTTGATTTCAACGACTATCCGCCGGGGTTTCTTAGGAGGTACTATGTACTCTTCTATAGAATACTCGGCCTGATGCCCAGTGAATCTACCTTTTACTCTTCGGAGTCATTCGGTACGTTTACTGAGGAGTCATGCTACAACGATTCGACGACGAAAGGGTGGGTCTTTCTAGACTGCCTTAAGCCTCGATTATTTAATCCTTGTTCTAGTGAAGTGGGGATTTCCCCGATATTGAGTCGAATTCGACAAATATCCTCTAGTTTAAGGTTTCAAGCACAGGACCAGGGTCTTGTCGAACGGACAAGCCGGTGTGTCGATCTTATGATCGGTCACAATCGGGCCATTTCTGATCGTATCATAAGATACGAATTGGTTCCCTCGTTTCCTGAGTTTATGGGAGGACTGGATCATCCGTCAAGCTTTCTTGATGACATCCAGTTTGATATCCCCGATGTCGATCGTGCAACCGTCGTATTCTTACGCGATTGTGATGATGACACTTTATTTGACATCAAATATCATTGGATATCTGAGGAACTACCTGATGATGATTCATCGGATGAGTTGCGCAGAATTCTGCGTCAGGTTCTTGATGTCTTTAAGACACTGTATCCTGGTGACTTAGACGGTTCATATGAGCCACTAAGATCATATCCAGAGAACAGTATATTGGATCGTTCGGAATATATTGGTTGGGCAGAATTCTACCGTGACCTCCGTGCTGAAAAACAGCGACTAGGTCTGTACAATCTCGATGAAATCATCGAGACGGTCTCCAATGCATTTCGACTCCAATTGTTACTACACGATGATCGTCATCCACAATCAAATCCTATGATAAGGTTGCGGAATAGACGCGAGTTCTTGATATCAAGGGCTCGGGATTCTGAATCAGATTGCCATGATTTCATGTGGTCTGATTTGAGATCCCTCTC